GCGTCTCTGTCGCGCACGCTGAATCTGGTTTCAATCCAAGATCGACAAATCTGAGTGACCCGGGCGGATCGTTTGGCGTCTTTCAATACTCGCACGGGCAGGCTTACGGGAACGCCTATGACGTTGACAAGTCAGTTGCAGCTTTTGTGCGCGATGCAAACTCTGCTGCTGGGTCAGCGAGCATACGCGGAAGCATTCTGGGCAAACGATTTTCAACCATTGGAATGCACCCCGATGTGGGAACCGCATACCTTGGTCAGGCGCAACAAATCGCGGCTGCACAAGCTGCTGCTGCGCCAGCTGCGAACGCACCGCCGCCGTTGCTGGCGGCTGCGTATCAGCAGGGCGGCATCGCGCTGCGGCCGCAAATCGCTGCACTGGCTGAACGCGGTCCAGAAGCGATCCTGCCGCTGGGCGGTCGCGGACCCCTTTCAGTCTTAGGCGGTCTGTTGGGCGGAGGCAGTCGCGGGAGCGGCATATTCAACTTGCATCACGCGCCCGAGATTCACATTCATGGCAATGCAGATGAACACGCCATGGGACGGATGAGCACAAGGTTGCGCGATGCGGCGCGCGAGTTCATTCGCGAGTTTCAAGCTGCACAGCGCCAGGAACGTCGGTTAAGTTACGAATCCGGTTACGGTAGTTAGAGATTATGTTTGCGTAGAGCGGTTATGGCTAATGGGACGACATACGCACAACCAATTCCACAGGGCGCGAGCATATATGTGTCCGTGCAGGATGATTGGTGGGACCTGATTGCGCTCAAGGTGTACGGAATGCGTCGCGGCGACGAACTGCTCATGTACAAGTTGCTCGAAGCCAATTATGAACTTCGCGACATCTGTAATTTTCCTGCCGGTGTTCAGGTGATTGTGCCCGTGCTGCCGCAAAAGACAGCCATTCCGCTTGTCCCATGGACGAGCGCAAATGTGGTGGTCACATGATAATTCAGGTCCGATCAGCGCGGCCACAGATCATCCTGAACGGGGAAGACTTTTATTCACAGCTCGCGCCGTATCTGCTGCACTTCGAATACACCGACAGCTGCGACGGACAGCACGCCGACGATTGCCAGTTCAGTCTCGCTGATCGCGACAGAAAATTCATCAATGAATGGATGCCAGCCCCAGGCGCGACGCTGGGCGCGAAGATTCAAGCTGAACGCTGGTTCGGCCCGAACGCGGCTACGCTCGCGCTGGATTGCGGGACGTTTTACATCGATTCCATCGAGTTCGATTTGCCGCAGCACACGGTGCATGTGAAAGCGAACTCGATTCCGAATGACGCGCACGGCAAGGTTTCAAACGAGACAAGGGGCTTCGAGAACAAGTCGCTTCAAGACATTGTATCGCAGATCGCAGGGGAGAATCATCTTGAGCCGAAGTTTCTAGCCCAAAAGAATCCGATGTATGATCGCGTCGAGCAGGTGCAGCAGAGCGCGTTCCAGTTTTTGAGGCGGCTCGCTGAGGACGCCAAGCTCGAAATCAAGATCGCGCGCGGACAACTGTGGCTTTATGATCCGCTAACGCTCGACCAGCAGCCGTCCAGTTTCACGCTGGTATATGGCGACGGCGCGGCAGGCGCAGACACGCAGACCTATCGGATGAGCAGCGGCAGATTTCGCCTGCAAGTGACCGATCTTACTGCATCGACGGTCGTGTCCAATACTGACATCGAGACAGGCGATACTTCACAGCGGCAGTTTGATTCCAATTCTCTTTTGCAGGGAACAGGCGTGGGTGCAGGCGAATCGCTGATGAACCCGTCCACATGGAAGGATAACCTCAACTGGAACAGCGACGTGAAATCGAGCGACAGCGGAAGCGGATCGCCACAGCTTTTTGATGGGACAGGTGGTTTGCAATACTTCTCCAGTGACAGCGCGGAAGCCGACGCGGTGTTGACCAAGGCGCAGGCCAAGACGCGTGATAAGAACAAGCGCAGGTACGAATCGGACATTGAACTTTCCATTGGCAACCCGTTAATCGCTTCTGGTCAGACGTTCACGCTATCGGGCTGCGGCCAGTTTGACGGCATGTGGTTCATCGAGCAGGCGCACCATGTTCTCTGCCCGATGTATGACACGAGGATTCACGTCAGACGCACGCTGGACTATTAGTTATGGGCAAAAATCTCTTAGCCGATACCGATTACACTGACGGGCGTGATCAACGGTTTGTGCATGCAGTTGTAATTGGCAAGGTCTCCAAGCTGGAAGTAAGCGAGAAAGGCGCGAACATGCGCGTCATCATGCCGGATAAGATCGATCACACCGGCAACCCGCTCATCACCAAGCCTGTGCCGATGCTGCAAATCTCAGCTGGCGGTAAAAAGAGTTTCGCCATGCCGCGCGTCGGGCAGAACGTGTTGATGGTAAAACTGCCCAATTCAACGTCGAGTTACGCTGCGATAGGACATTTCTACACAACCAAGGTGCCACCGCCCGTGACGGATCCGATGGTTGATTACTGTGAATGGGAAGGCGGCCACAGCGAGAAATTCGACGCTAACAGCGGTGCCGATCCGTTTCTGACGCAGGATTTCAAAGGCGGCTGGAAAGCGACGATTGCCAAGGCCGTCAACATCGCCACGACTGGCGGCGCAGCGATCAACTTGACAAGCGACGGTGATACGAACATCAAATCAAATTCCGGCAATATCACCGTGAACGCGCCGAGTGGTACGGTTACGATCGAGCAGCAGAACATCACGCTCAAAGGCACTGTCACCATCCAGGGCAACATCAATCACACCGGCAACATGACCACCAGCGGAGTGCATATTGACAGCCTTGGCCATCATACTAACGCCGTTGCGCTGGAGGAACGAATCGCTGCACTGGAAGCGCGCATTGCTGCGCTGGAGGCATGACGCAAGATGGAAGAAGGCACATACGGCTCGATTATCTTCGGCAGGAAAAATCAGCGTATCCATACGTTCTATGAAATCCTGCGGGACTACAAAGGGCGCTTCGGCGCGCACATGGTTCACTTGCGCAAGCCGCTTCTGGAATGGGCTGGGAACGATCTCATTAAAATTGATATGCGATTCAAGCTGAACGCGGCGTGGTGTGGCGATCCGAATGTGATCCTGATAGAGTGGCATTTTCTGCTGGAAGGCGGATATGCTGCGCCGCTCATCATCGGTGGCAGACCGATGGCTCCCGACCAATCGCTGTTTGTGATCACAGAAATGAAGGAAAATCACAAGCACTGGCTCACGGGCGGCAGATTGATTGCAGTCGAGCTTGATGTTCATTTTGAGGAATACATTCCGTTTGCGGAATCGGGCGCCGCGCTATCGCCAACTGGCATACCGGGATTTGGCTGATGGCGATTACTCAAACAATTCCAACCGCGGCCGGCGCTTATACACCGCAGCTGGGCGCAAACTGGCGACTGCAATTCATCGAGCCTGACGGATTACCGCTGACGATGGCGGGTTTGGAAGAAATCGATTTCGGCGCAATCAGCTACAAAGAGATTTTCCAAAACGTTAAAACCATTCTGGCGACGGCGCTTTACAGCGCGCCACTGGAGCGAACGCTAGGGCTAGACCAGACGATCGTGGACACCCCGATAAATAGCACAGGGCCGCTAACCATAGCGATACTGGCCGCAGTCAATCAATGGGAGCCGCGTTGCTCTGTCATGAATATCAATTTTGAAGCCGACGCGATCAATGGGCATCTGGTCCTTCTCTTGCAATTAGACATTAAGAACGTGATTTATCAGACGAACACACCTTATGCAGTCAATAGCATCACACCTCAACCACAGCAGCAGCAACTACCTCCTGATATGAGTACTACACCAATTCCTGGCCCGCCGGGCCCTCCCGGCCCACAAGGCCCGCGCGGAAGCTTGTGGTATGTAGGGAGTACAGATCCCGGCCCCGGTCTCGGCACGCCACAGAACCCAGTGCAAGCGCAAGATATGTATCTGAACACGACAACCGGCGATGTTTTCCAATTTACTTCTGCGAGCAGCACCGTTGCTAGTCGTTGGGCGAAAATCAAACAAGGAAACAAGTATAATGTCGTGGACGAACGTCGCTAACATCACAGGGCCACCAGGCAGTGGCGGCGGCGGCACGGATGTCGCCAGTCTGTCTCTGCCTAATGTTTTCCAGAGGGAAGATACGTTTTCTGGAATTCGGTTTGGGGATATTACCCTAGTCACTGCTGGCACGTACACCGCTCTTCCGACTGATTGCGTTATATTGTGTGACTGCACAACCAGTGACGTAATAGTTAACCTGCCGCCAGCTGTGGGCAACGGCCAGAGCTATCGAATCCGCAGGATAGATTCTTCGACTAATCAGGTTCGTATTCGGCCAGCTACAGGGGAAACGATAGACGGTATCACAATGGTCGCCTTGATTGATATTCAGGACCGAGTTCTAATCACGGACATCTTACCGCAGCTTTGGGATTTAGCGACCCCTCTCACGCTAGCCGATACCGCGGAACCGAATACATTTCCACAGCCCACAACACTTAAGGGGTTACGCCTTGGATCACCACTAACGAAAACCGACGACTATGTGGTTCAATCTACCGATACAGAGATTTTAGTCGATTGCTCTGTCTTAAATAAGGACATCAATATTACATTGCCTCTAGCGAATGCCACCGGGCAGCTTCTCCATATCAAGAAGATCGATTCCATTGCACGAAACGTTATCATAAGTACCCAAGGTTCTCCCCCTGACCTCATCGATGGATCCAGTTCACTCAGCCTCGGTGATCCTGGAGCTGATGCTCTTTTAATCGCTGGCGATGTTGGCTACTGGGACAACACCGGTCCCACGATGGACAACGTCATGTTTTTCCCATGGTATGGTACTCTGGCAGCGATTGGCGCAGACCAAGGTCTTTACATTTTCAATCCTGACCAGACCAAATTTCACCTCCTACAAGTCCGTGGGGCAGCAGGCGCGGAATATATCACCATCGGCCCGGGCGTAACGCAACCGCCATGAAAACTGCAATTCTGCTTATATCAATGCTGCTTGTGAGAGCGACTTCTACTCTCGCACAGACTAGCGCCGTCACGGTTGGTTCTACTGGTACGACGCAACCGCCAGTCACAAAGTTGACGATGCAGGGCACTTCTTTGTGGATCATGACCGGTAGCGGAAATCCCAATGGAGTGGTGCCCGCCAGTCCACCGAGTCTTTACCTGGATTCGCTTGGCGGCGTTCTCTACATTAAAACCAGCGGCACGGGGAGCACGGGCTGGACTCCTCCGAGTGGCGGCACGGGCGGCACGCCTGGCAATCCAACTTCTAAAGTCGGTCCAACGGCGATAAACGGCGTCCTCACAACTTTCATGCCCAGTGACGCAGCGCCAGCGCTCGCCAATACAACTGTAACTCCCGGAACCTACACCAACACTACTCTCACCGTTGACGCGCAAGGAAGACTCACCGCGGCTTCTAACGGTGCTGCTGGTGGAGCGCCAACAACCGCCACATACATGCTTAAGAGCGCGAATGGCTCGCTTCCGAATGCGTTTTCGTATTCCAGTCTTGGCAACGGCATCCTGAAAAACACCACTGTTGCTGGAGTCGGAACACCAAGCATAGCTGTTGCAGGCACCGATTACCTCAATGCAAACCAGACAATCACGCTGAGTGGTGACGTTACAGGCAGCGGATCGAGCGCTATTCCAGCTCTGATCCCCACGGGGACCATCACTGACGCCAAATCCTCGTTGCTTGTCAAACCTGCCTGCGCTCTTGTAGCGGATTCGGCGACCGGCAATCTTACTCTGTCCGGCGAACAAACCATTGACGGTCAATTAACGGCAAGCACGCTCGTTCTCGCCACGGCGCAGACTACCGGCTCACAAAATGGTCCGTGGGTAACGGGGCCAGGCGCATGGACAAGGCCCGGGTGGTACACGAGCGGCAGCACGACACAGGCCCCGCCATACCTGACTACGTTTATCCGACTGGGCACCACTTACCAGGGCTCAACTTGGAGAATGACAACGGCAGGCGTTACGATCGACACGACGGGTACGACATGGGTGCAGACCCCCACAAATGTTAATCTTGCCACTGGCGTTCTACCTCCGGGAAATGTCACCAATCCACTCAATCAAAACACAACGGGTTCGGCGGCAACGCTCACTACAACCAGAACTTTGTGGGGTCAGAATTTTAATGGAGCAGCGAACGTCAGTGGACCGATCCAGCTTGGCACATTAGGAACAACCGACACCACACTGGATCGTTCAAGCGCTGGAGTACTTTCGGTTGCTGGCGTTGTCGTTCCGACTCTCTCCAGCACCAGTACGCTTACAAATAAGCGGATTGCGCGCCGGGTGGATCTTCAGATTTCGCCCGGAACATCCTATACTGTAAACCCCGACAATTTTGACGGAGTAGGTCTTAGCGGGCTAGGCACAGGAACCTTTACCTTTAACGCTACCACCGGAAGTCCGACACCCATGCAGACATTTTTGATTCGAATCGACGAAGGTGCGTCAGCTCACACGCTGGCGTGGAATGCTGCATACCGGACTGTGTGTGTCGCGTTTCCAACCACAACCGTAATAAACAAAACCACCTACGTTTTGGTTATCTGGAATTCTACGGGTGCAACGTGGGATTCGCTGGCTGCCGGGACTCAGCCATGAAACGTTTGATCTCCATTTTACTGCTCGTTTCGGCTTTCCGGCTGGATGCCGCCCTCACGCTGATCGATCAGGGATTTACAGCAGGTACCGGAAGCGCAGTAGCGACTCTATCAATGAGTCCCAATACCGCTATGGTGGTAGGAGATACCGGGATAGTGCTCTTGACGTGGACAAATAGCGGATCGGGTGGCAGCACTAAAATTTTCACGCAAGCGACTTTCACAGACCCTAAAGGGAACGTTTGGACACGGCAACTGGACGCGATTTATCACCCGGGCGCCGCTAATTCAGGAGTCGAAATTGCTGCTTACACCACCCCGATTACGACCCAAATCGGGGTCACTGACTCAATAACAGTCACAGCTTCGACCGCTACCACTTCCAGAATAGGATACCTTTACGAGGCCCGCGGACTAAACGGCCCTCCCACGTTCGTGGCGGCTGCTGCTGCTTGCGATGGATGCACAACCGGCCAGACCAGCACCACGCCGGGAGTTACGAGTTCATCTATCACCACTGGCGATGCGATTGTTGCGTGGAATGGACAAAAGGATAATGGCGCTGTAACCGGATCTAGCGATACCACCAATGGCACATGGTCTCCGGTGGGCACTGTTAATGCCAGCACGCTTTTTCGCATATCGTTGCAATCCAAAATTGTTACAGGGACCGGAACGATCCCGTGGTTTATCTCGATCGCGAATAGTGTCGCGTGGAACTCGGCATGGATTCAACTAAGGGAAGCTCTTGTGACGCAATCGGCAACAAATGGATTCATGATTTTGGCGAAATAGGAAAAACTAAAATGAAAAGACTTCTTCTCTCTATTGCGGTACTGCTGGCGGCGATCTGTATCAGCTTATTCATTTTACAAAGGCCTTATAGCCTTGGTCAAACTAATCCTGGATGTGGCACGGGAGGTTGCATTTCCGATGGCTGTGATGTTGATACTACTTCAAATCCACAGGGTCCAGTTTGTACGCCTTCACCAGGTACTAATCCTCATTCTATTCAGTACTTCCATGATCAGGTCGCAAATCCAGGCGACACAATCATAGTGCCAGCAGGAACGTATCACTGGGGAGACGGGGTCAGTATCAGTAAAGGCATAACTATTAAGGGTTCAACTCAAATCAGTAACGCCGGGGGTTATCCGTGCGCGCAGGCTAGTCCTCCCACCCTTTGCGCAAGTGCCAATGACGGCCTTCCGACTGGCACTAATGCCGGTACCGTTATCATTGACGATATGGCTCATCCTGCTCCTGGCGGCTCTGTTTTACTTAAAGCTAATATCCCAGGCGGATCATCAAATCCTGGGTACTACCTAATCGGGATAACCTTCCAAGGTCATGAGACAGGTCAAACTACGGCTAATGACGGCGCGATTCGAATTAACAATACAACCGGGCTGGTCACTGCCCGGATAAATAACTGCCATTTCTATCATTTGAAATGGGGTGCAGCCGTAATGATTCAGGGTTGGGTGAACGGAGTGGATGATCATAATCTATTCGAGCAGGGAGATGGCGTCAATCACTCGCACATGTTTGTTAATGGAGCTAATGAAGACAACGCTCACGGGAACGGCGCGTGGGCTGATGGTCCAATGTATGGCAGCGGTAATTTCTGGTTTTTAGAAGACAATACCATCGCTGGGCTGGGTGCGAACAGCATAAGTAATACCAGCGGTGGACTTGATTGCGTGATCGGTGGCAGATACGTCGCCCGCCATAATTACTTTTGGAAAGCGCAGCCCAATGGTCACGGAACTGAAGGGGGACTTGATCGTGGAATGCGAGCAAACCAAGTTTACCAGAACACGTTCAACTGGCCGAAAATTTTGCCTAACGGGAATCCAGGGCCTCTTCCAGGCGGTGAAATGAGGAGCGGGAGTTCTATCTGGCATGACAATGTTTGGATCGGGCAGTATAATGCATCAAATCCGATCCATACGGGACTGGCTGATTTTCGTCAGTTTGGAGCGGTAGGCTACGGTCTCTACCCTAGTCAGACCAATAATTCTTGGGGACAAGCAGATGGAGCTAATCCTTGGGATAATAACGCTGATCCGACGAATACCGCTCCCCCACTCTACACAGGGCTGGTAACGGCGGCCAGTAGCCCTGCTTGCATCAGGCCCCCTCCCTATAACAGCAGCAACACTTGCGGGGGTGGTATCACCAAAGCAATCGGAATTAACGTGCCGTTGCCATCTCCGTTACCGCAGGGATTGGAGATTCGATTGGATGCTACGGCGACCCCAGCGGCGACCCCAGCAGGGACTCCGTTTCAAAACGCTGTTGGCCGTAGTGCCGGTTTCTTAAATGTGATTTCGTCCGACAGTACCAGTTCGATAATTAGTTATTACTTTTACAATAGCGGTGATCGCGGAGCGCCGCTTCTTTTTGGTGTTGGCGATACATTTAGCATCCGGCAGCTAAATGTAGGGCTGGATCAATGCGGACACGGAAAAGGCGATGTTGTAGTTGCGGGCCAAACCACTCCCCATAACCTCAATCAGCAACTAGAACCCTGTTATTCATGGAACAACGTGAACCTTGATGCGAACGGGGCACCGCTCGGGTTTAACTGCACTGTGGTTCCGACCATACATTCAGGAACGGACTACATTAACTATGGGACAAGCCCGCCACCCCCACTGCCAGGGCATTCAATTCCGAGTGACGTAGCGAACTTCTATAGCCTGGCAACAAATTGCGGAAGCCCCACTCCCGCGCCCGGCTGCGGTGCTTATACTGACGAATACCAATATCCACATCCTTTAAATGATGGACCCAGACCGCCGCCTCCGCCGAGTCCGACGCCGACACCAATAGCGGGAACGCCTAGTCCGACACCCACTGCAACGCCCACCCCAATTAAAACCCCGACTTCCACTCCGACTGCGACTTTCACTCCTACCCCAACCCCGTCAGCGACTTTCACTCCAACGCCCACCCCGACTTGTCCAGTCTTGGTTGCGCCATCGAATCTCAATTGTACAACGATCTCAACGACTCAGATCAATCTTTCATGGCAAAATAATTCCACCGCACAAGATAACATTTTCATATGGCGACGAACTGGCACTGCGTCCTTTGCCCAGATTGCTACTCAGGGCGGATCCACGACTACCTCTCAGGATACGCTACTTCAGCCTAACACGACATACGATTACGAAGTCCAAACGCATTCGGTTCTGTGTGGAGATTCCGCTTTGAGCAATATCGCCACCTGCACCACCGTGGCGCTACCTACTCCGACCGCCACGGCTACGTATACGCCAACTCCCACGCCTACATTTACTCCAACGCCAACGCCAAGTGCGACGCCAACTGCGACGCCAACTGCCACGTTTACCCCTACGCCGACACCGACTTTTACGCCGACACCGACTCCCACTCCAACTGCTGCCTCGTTCGTCGGAGTAATCCTTTCCACGCAACCGACACATCTGGTCGGCTACTGGAAGTGCAATGAGACTAGTGGGACTACGCTCAGCGATTCTTCTGGCAACGCCAAGGATCTTAGCATTACAGGCGCGATTGGCACTAATTACTGGCTAGGAGAAACCGGGGAGCAAGGCGGCTGCTTCCGAACCGACGGGGTAACGGGCTACGCCTCTCGAAATGATTCTGTGATCCTGAGTCTCGATAATCAGGACTTCACTTTTTACGCGCTCGTCAATGGCGGCCTTGATTTTGCGAGTGGTGCTGCCGTCGGGATTAGTAATTCTGCTTCAGCTAGCAATCTCGTAAGAACGGGACAAGCTACGGGAGTTAGTGCTGCCTCGGGTTACGCTCGTGGAAATACCGGACAAATGCTCAATCCCATTAATGGCGGAGTAGCGTTCGATAATACATGGCATTCAATCACCTTCCGGCGAACCGGCGCGGTCTTTGACCTCTACGTTGATGGCGTCCGGCAAATCTCCTCGACTACGACTCTCACGGCAGCGAGCACATGTAACCGAACTTCACTAATGAAGAACCTGAGTACTGGTAGCAATCCTTTGGGCAAAGGCAGTATTCAGCACGCCGCAATCTGGAATAGTTCCTTACTGGATACTGAGATTGCTTCGATTCAGACAGCACGGAGCTTTAATCCTGCGCCGACACCAACGGCTACTCCTACTCCCACGCCAACCCCCGTTGCGACTCCTGCTGCTCCCAGCGGCCTAAGCGCTACCGGTACCGGGTGCCAGCAGATCACGCTTACGTGGACTAGAAATTCTACTAATGAGACCGGATTTAACATTCAGCGCAGCTCTGGAGGGTGTACTTCATTTCTGGCAGTTACTCAGACTGGGGCGGGTGTGACAACGTACGTGGATACTCCGCCTACCAGCGGCACTTTCTGCTATCAGGTGAACGCATTCAATGCCGGCGGAAATTCGGGTTTCACCAATCAGGCTTCCGCTACCACTCTCTCATGCGTGACGCCTAGTCCGACACCTACGGCAACTCCGAGCGCAACATCTAGTGCTACAGCAACGGCTACTGCTACGCCAACGCCCGCTGCACAGGTTCCCGGGCCCGTCCAGAGTTTACGCGTAATGAGCCAGGGTGGGACGACCAATTTACTGGTCTGGCAGCAAAACGATCCGAGTGACGCCGTCATTTATTATAATATTCAGCGGGCAAAAGGTGGAAGCAGTAGTTACCAGCAGATCGACACAGTTAATCCGCCTCTTCCCGGTGCGACTCCGTGGTACGATGCGACGCACAAGTTACAGGGCCGCAAGACCACATTCAGGGTCTCCGCTCACAATGTCACCGGGGACGGTCCACCGAGCTACAGCGTGACGATACAGAGATGAACGAAGAGCCTCCAAGAAAAAAGGGATTTTGGGAAAGCCTTCCCAGTCAAGGCACTGTTGCGTCCATTATGGCAATTACTCTGGGTGCTGCTTTAATCATAATTGCCATCACTACTGGCGCGGCACTGCTTCAGCAGAAGCATGAGATTTCGGGCGTCATTTCAGACATGTTTACAACTGTGCTGGGAGCAATCGTCGGCGCGCTCTCGGTATATGTTGGGATTAAGAAAAACGGAGAAAAGTGAGCAACGGAACCAGCCCTGGCATTCCGCAATACGGTCTTTCTTTAGTTCCGGACATCGATTTCGCGGTAAAAGATCCCGCCATGATCGAAGCGGAAGTGATTGCCGATTATCAGGCTGCGTTCCTCGCGCTGACCAATATAGCGAAAACGCTCGCGCCTGCCGATCCCGTCCGGCTGCATCTGCTCGCGGTATGCGATTGGCTGTCGCAGCAGCGTGTCATCATAGATTTCACTGGCAAAATGAACCTGCTCAAATACGCGCACGATTCGTATCTGGACAATCTGGCTGCGCTTTATGGTGATCGTGCTTTGCGTCTGGCAGCGGCTCCTGCGTCCTGCACGCTGCAATTCACGCTGGTCGTGGCGCTGGCTTTTAACGCCACGATTCCTGCCGGAACGCAATGTTCGGCTGGGAATTTTGCGTTTCAAACCATCATTGACTGTGTTATCCCCGCAGGACAACTAATCGGCACTGTCACGGGAACGGCTATTGTCCCAGGAACCGTTGGCAATGGGTATCTGCCTGGCCAGGTTAATTATCTCATCAACTGGAATCAGTCGTGGGCCATGACAGTTCAAAATATCGATACGTCTGTGAATGGCGTAGATCTCGAACCGGATGAACAATACCGTTTCCGAATCTGGCTCGCTATTGAAAGTTTTTCCACCTGCGGCCCGCACGATGCGTACGAGTTCTGGGCGCTCTCAGCCGATCCGTCAATCATTCAGGCGGTTGTTTATTCAGCGCCAGAGGTCGCAGGTGAAGTCTGGATTTATCCGCTTTGCACCAATGGCACGCTGCCCACTCCGGACATTATCAACAAGGTTCTTGCCACGTGCAGCGCGGATACGCGCCGTCCGGTTACCGATTATGTCAGCGTATTCGCGCCAACCGTTGTGCCATACACGGTCAATCTGGATTACTGGATTCTGAGCACGAATCAGGTGCTTCAGGCGACCATCGAAGCAAACGTGCAGCAGGCCGTTTTGAACTGGATCCAGTGGCAACGCAGTTACATCTCGCGCGACATCAACGGTGACGAACTCATCAAGCTATGCTTGGAAGCTGGCGCGAAACGGATCGTGATCAATCAGCCAACGCCTAATTTTCAGCCAATGGATTACTATCAGCTGCCAGTGTGCGATCCTGCGACACCTTCAGACCAAAATTTCACAGACGGTGCGTCCACGATCAGTAGCCCGACTTACACCAGCAATACGGCGCATTTTGCGCCGGGCGGGGCAGGGCTCTCAATCACGGGCACGAACATCCCGACAGGCACCACTATTGCGGCTGTAGTTAACGCTTCGACGGTTACGCTATCACAAAATGCTATTGCCACCGGAACGGGTCTAGCGTTTACGATCAAGAATCGTCCTAGTATGATCGTCACCTATCAAGGGCTGGAAGATGCTTAGGACTTGCAATAGCATGATGAGTCTCGACTGGTGGATCAATGTAAAAGGCCGCGACCCGATTGCTGGCCTTGAACACTACATAAGCCTTCACGCATGAGCACTGTGCTTCGCGGCAGCCGATTGATCGACATCTGCCCGCCTTCGATCAGTTACGATATGCAGGTGCAATCGGCCAGCGAAGCGTTCGATTACCAGATGGTGGAAATCATCGACGACACCGGACAAGTCGTTTTCATCCCAAACATCATGGGCCTGACAGATTCGAATCTCGTGGACATTCTTGCATGGCAGTTTCATGTCG